AAGCATTTCACGCAAATGCCGCGAGCAAGCGCCGCCGTCTGCACGTTCGCCATGCTCTTGCCATAGGCGTTTTCCTGCTCCTCGATACTGCGGGCAAGCGCGGCGGACAGGTTGTCGATCTCCTGCTTCTTGGCCAGTTCTGTCGTCTCATACGTCTGATCGGCCGCCTCAAGCGCAGCATTGTACTGCGGCATGAGCAGATTCTTGGCGTATTCCTGCACCTCTTCGTCCGTCAGATATCCCTTCAGACCGCCGAGTATCTGTTTAAGCAACGCATCATCGAGTACCTTTTTGGTTTCGCTTTTGCTGTTGCTCTCGCTCTGTGACTGTGTTACGCTATGCGTTTTACTCCAATTGTCACTGGAACCGCTGGTCGTAGAAACCGTCTTTGCCATCTATCTCACTTCCTTTATACCAAGCCTGTCGACGCATACAGGTTCTTGTATGCCGTCACGCTGCCCATGCCCTGTGGACGAAGCGCGCGCATCTTCTCGTAAAAGTTCTGGCGGTAAAACTGCGCTTTCTGCTGCTTGCCAAGATTGCCGCTGGAGAGATGTTGATAGCAGATGTAATCAACAAGCGCCGAATGAACGTGCTCCGGCAGCTTCGGTTCGTCAAGCCCACGATCCAGTTCGGGGTATGCCACTTCGCACACCGCCAGCAGAACCGCGTTCTTTTCACCCGTGTGAATGCATCCCCCGGTCTCGTCAAGCGACCAGCGCACGGGCATTCCGTTGTTCAATCGGCGCAGCGAAACCACCCGGACAATCTTGGTTTCAAGGCTTGCGCAACCCCTTTCATCTGTAAAAAGCGAGAATTCGGACCGCGGCTTGTAATACTCCCTTTGCGCAATTTCGTATCCCTCATTGGCATACATCCTGAACTGCTGCTCAAACTCAGCCAGATCCGCCGGATCTTCATCCAGACGCAGCAGCGCCCGGTTCATGATTTCAAGAAGCGTCACGCAATCTCACCTCCCATCGCCGGCTGAGTGGTGCCCGAATCATTTGGCGTGTCCTTCTGGTTTTCAACCGTCAACGCACCACCGCCCTGCGTCATCAGAGACTCCTCAAGACCGCGGATATTCTTCTGGTATTTCTGGTTGTCATTCTGGAGCTGCTCGATCTGCGCAGCCATCTGCCGCATCTGCTCCTGCATGCTACTGTTTTCCCTGATGGCTTTGAGCACGCCCTGCTTGTTGGGATAACCCTGAATGAGACTGATGAATACCTCCGGAGGCAGCGGCTGCCCGGATTGTGCGCATACCTCCGCAGCCTTCATAAGCAGCTCGTTGAAGGACTGAAGCTGCAACGGATTGCTCTTTTGCACCTGCACGCGCACCGTGTACGCTGGCTTGGGCAACGCATCGCCCTCGGCCTTGGGCGCTTTGATCTGAATCAGCCTGTCTTTCATGTTACCGGTGCTGTCCCATCCGCCGACGATGAGGATTTTGCGTTTGGGATCAAGATACTCGCTGAGTACCCACAGGATCTGCTCGGTCATGCTCTTGAACGCGCTCTTGAATATCGCTGTGTGCCAGCGACTGATCTTACCGCCGGCCTCCTGAAGAGCCTCAATTGCAGATGCCGCCGTCACGCCAAGGCCGCCCTCGCCACGGGAGAACTGATTCTGACCGCTGTCCAGCTTCATCATATCGCTCAGATACTGCGTCATCTGGAATACCTGATTGTTCAGCGGCGAAGCCTGAATCGTCTGCATCACCTCGCGGATGTCGTTGCCCTCCCATTCGATGACGGTCTGGCTCAGATCCGCAATCTGATCCGCGTTCACGCCGCTGTTTTTGCGAACGAATGTTCTCTGAATGCTGGACTGCCGCGCATTGTCGTCGATATACTTGTAGTAGCGGTCGATGGTCTCCTGCGTTTCTTTGTAATCATGGATCAGGCCGGTGCCAAACGGCTGCTTGGGCACCTTGCGGTAACGATAGAACGTGAACGGATACTGCCCGTGCGCATACAGTCCTTCACGATATTCACCTTTTTTGCCGACATGGAAATCAAGCTCTGAGGAGAACAGCAGCGCGCCGCCGGCCAGCTGCGCCATATGCACTCTGTACTTGCGCTTTTCCGCATCATAGCGCTTATACCAATATTCAATCAGCGTTACCTTCTGATCTCCGGCAGGCGCCTCCACAAGCGCCCGATCATCCTGACGGGCATACTCATCCTCACGCACATAACCTTTTGCATGCGGATAGTGCTCCTCCACCCATGCGACGGTCGTATGCGTCGTCTTGAAGACAGCACGTCCGTCCTGAATGTTTTCGTACATCGGATCGGGATACATGTCCTCGGGATGCCATGCGAGTACGTTCACCATGCCCTCGCCATTCTCGGCGTCTTCATCCCAAAAGACCTCGGCAATGCCCGTGCCGGTCACCACCGCATCTTCCAGAATCGTCTGGAACTTGTCGTCCCAATCCGCCTGATACATGACATAGCCGACCACATCGGTCATCTCTTCGGCGCTGTCCATGGTTTCCTGACGTTCCGCCACCATGATGGCCTCGGGCATATTGTCGATCTGGTCGGCAATCACATTGTCGATGCTGCTGTTGAGCGTGTTGCCTGCCGGGCTGGTCATGCTCTTCTTTTCCTGACGGAGCTTGCGCTGAAGACGCGCCTCCCTGATCTCCTGATGGAATTCCCTGTGCTGGTCATAGAAGAAGCGGAACAGCTCGTAGCCGCGCTGTTTCAGCCTCTTCTGCGCTTCATCCAGCGGCTGCTCATATCCTCGATCTGTGAGCGCCGCCATGCGAACGTCGCCCGGCACGGCGGGCGTTTTTCTTTCTCTTGCCACGTTCATCCCTCCTGCCGGGCGCTGCGCTTACAGATTGCCCGTGTTCTGAAGAATCTCCACCAGCGGCTCGGGCATGTTGACGCTCGTGCCGCGCAGGAAGTAAAACTGCTCGCCGTTAAGGCCGATAGTCAGGACGTCGTCGTTCTGGTTGATGCTCTTGGGGACCATCACCCTGACGCTCTTGAATTCAGCGACACCCGCCTTGGCCATCTTCGCCTTGAGATTCTTCTCGGTGTTCTTGATGCGGTTTTCCAGCGCGGCGCTGGCCTTGGTGATGTTCTTGGTCGTGGTAGCAGCCATTTTTCTTTTTCCTCCTTATTCAAAAAAACAGGGACGAGGATATCCCCCGTCCCTTTGTTGCATAGGTTATCTTCCTGCTTTACGCGCTGAAGCCGCACTCGATGCGGACACAGAATTCCGGCTGCAGGAGCTTGGCGACAAAGCCGTCCATCTTCCAGCCGACGGTGGAAATCTGCTGCAGCGGGTCAGCAGTACCAGCGCTGCCGGGCGGGTTAACGATCACGCGCGGATTCGCGCCCGTGAGACTGGTGTAACCATAGGCGTACATACCCAGCACGACGACGGAAGCGACGTCGATACCGCCTTCGCCGGCGCCTTCAAAGACCTTGGCTTCGGTGGTCTCCACAATGCGGCAGCCGAACAGATGGCCAACCTCGCCCTTGAGGATGCCCTCCTTCATCTGGTACTGAGAGACCTTGACGAAGTTCTCGTCATCCTGAAGATCATAGGTCGCATCCGGATTAACCAGCGCGACAAAGTAGCCGTCCGCAAACGGCTGCGCATTGGAATTCTTGAGCGTGCGCACGGCCTTGCGCAGCTCCTTGGTGGTCAGCTTGTCCTCGCGCGTCAGCGCAGAGCGGCTTGCCTTGCCATTGGCATAGATGACGTTGGTGCTGGTCGCCAGCTCATCACGAACAACCGCATCAATGCTGCGGCGGCCCTGATTACCGAGCAGCTGCACCTTGCGGTCGATTGTCAGGTCAAAATGCGTCAGATCGAGCAGGTCCGTGGTCTCCACATACTTGCCATACTGCTGCAGCACAGCAAGGATTTCAACTTCGGCCAGCGCCTGCGCATCGCCCGGCTCGCCCTCGGTGAGCGCAGTAGTATCGGCTTCCAGCGGAATCAGTTTGCGGAAAGACTGCGTCTTGCCGTTGTTCTTCGGAAACGGATGCTCATCGCCGAACTGAAGATGAGCCAGCAGCGGCTC